ATTAGAGTATTTAAAAAGAACTGGGTACAAGAACACGGCAAGGATAACTTTTTAGATTTCATTGCCCACGTCTACCCAGGCTACATGGTAGGAGCACATCATAGAAAACTGTCACAGATATTTGAAGACATTGCTGCGGGAAAAAAGAAACGCGTTATTGTCAATATTGCACCAAGACATGGGAAATCTGAGCTTATCTCTTACTTGGCGCCAGCGTGGTTTCTGGGTAAGTATCCACACAAAAAAGTTATTATGGCATCTCACACAGCTGATCTTGCAGTTAATTTTGGGCGTCGTGTCCGTAACTTGGTGGGTAGTGATGCGTATAAGGACATTTTTCCTCAAGTAGAACTACAAGCAGATAGTAAGTCAGCAAGTAGATGGGGAACAAACTTTAATGGAGAATACTTTGCTATTGGTGTTGGTGGTGCCCTCGCTGGTCGTGGGGCTGATTTGTTTATCATTGATGATCCACATTCCGAGCAGGACGCCAAGTTGGGACGATCGGATGTTTTTCTGCCTGCTTGGGAGTGGTTTCAGTCTGGTCCATTACAACGTCTTATGCCTGGCGGTGCGATTATTGTAGTGATGACGCGGTGGTCTAAGTTAGACTTGACAGGTCAGATTGTGAACCAGATGGTTAAGAATGACGAAGTAGATAACTGGGAAGTGGTAGAGTTTCCGGCGATCATAGAAGACAAACATGGTGAGATAAAACCGTTGTGGTCAGAGTTCTGGAGTTTAGAAGAGTTACTGAGCAAGAAGGCAGCGTTAGATGTACGGTACTGGAACTCTCAGTACATGCAAAACCCAGTGTCAGAAGAGGGTGCCTTAATTAAAAGAGAGTGGTGGAAGATATGGGAAGAAGAGACTCCGCCTCAATGTGAATTTACCATTATGTCTCTAGATGCTGCACAGGAAGCGAATACAAGAGCCGACTATAATGCGCTAACAATTTGGGGAGTATTTTTTAACGAAGAAACCAATAACTATAATATAATACTACTAAATAGTATTAAGCAACGACTAGAGTTTCCTGAGCTTAAAGAGCTTTGTATACAAGAGTATAAAGAATGGGAACCTGACGCATTCTTAGTGGAAAAGAAATCTAACGGCGCTGCACTCTATCAAGAGTTTAGACGCATGGGTATTCCTGTGGGCGAGTTCACCCCGGGTAAAGGACAAGATAAAATAAGTCGAGTGAATGCAGTGTCAGACTTGTTTAGAAGTGGTATAGTGTGGGCTCCAGATCATAGATGGGCTCATGAAGTAATTGAAGAATGTAATGATTTTCCTAGCGGTGCGAATGATGACTTGGTTGACAGCACGACACTAGCATTGATGAGATTTAGACAAGGCGGCTTTATACGTCTACCAAGTGATGAACCTGAAGATATACCAGGATTTAGAAGTTCTAGAAATAAGTTGTATTTAGTATAAGGATAAATTATGGCAGTTAATGTAGATAAAAGTGTATACCAAGCTCCGATGGGATTAGATCAAGATCCGCAAAATCCAGAAACGGAAGCGTTAAGTATTGAGATTGAGAATCCAGATTCTGTCACGCTAGATGATGGCAGCATGGAGATTACTATTATTCCAGGAAAAGAAGTTGATGATGAGTTTAATGTCAACCTAGCAGAAGAAATGAATGAAGGTCAACTCACTGAGTTATCAGGTGACTTACTTGGTGAATACGAAGCTGATGTTAATTCAAGAAAAGATTGGCTAACTACTTATGTAGACGGATTAGAACTACTCGGACTAAAAGTAGAAGAACGAACAGAACCATGGGCAGGCGCATGTAATGTGTATCACCCATTAATGACAGAAGCACTTGTGAAATTCCAAGCAGAAACCATGATGGAAACATTTCCAGCTGCGGGTCCAGTTAAAACACAAATCGTAGGTAAACAAACAAAAGAAAAAGAAGACGCAGCAGAACGTGTAAAAGATGACATGAACTATCAACTGACTGACATGATGCCTGAGTATAGACCTGAGCATGAAAGAATGTTATGGGGACTAGGTTTAGCAGGTAATGCGTTCAAGAAAGTTTATTACGATCCATCGTTTGAACGTCAAGTATCTATGTATGTTCCTGCAGAGGATATCGTAGTTCCATACGGCGCATCTAATTTAGAAACAGCAGAACGTGTCACACACGTCATGCGAAAGACAAAGAACGAATTAAAGAAACTTCAAGTTGCTGGATTCTACCGCGATGTTGATCTTGGTGATCCTTATGCAGAAGCAGACGAAGCAGAGAAAAAGATTGCAGAGAAGATGGGCTTCAACCCAACGGAAGATGATCGTTATAAGATTTTAGAAATGCATGTTAATTTGGATCTTGAAAATGGAGACTCAGAAGATGACATAGCGTTACCCTATATTGTAACTATTGAAAAAGGTACAGCTACTATTTTAGCAATAAGACGTAACTGGAACCCCGAAGACAAAAAACAATTAAAACGTCAGCACTTTGTTCACTACGGCTATATACCAGGCTTTGGCTTTTATTGCTTTGGTTTAATCCATTTGATAGGTGCTTTCGCCAAATCAGGTACTATGATCTTACGTCAACTTGTTGACGCGGGTACCCTATCAAACTTACCAGGTGGTATGAAGTCAAGAGGACTTCGTATTAAAGGCGATGACACACCAATCGCACCAGGTGAATGGCGTGATGTAGATGTGCCTAGTGGTGCTATCCGCGACAACATTTTACCGTTACCGTATAAAGAGCCTTCACAAGTTCTTAACCAATTGATGAATCAAATCATTGAAGAAGGTAGACGCTTTGCTTCAGCAGCAGATATGAAAGTATCTGACATGTCAGCCAACTCTCCAGTAGGTACTACATTAGCAATTTTAGAGCGAACATTAAAAGTGATGTCAGCTGTACAAGCTCGTATTCACTACGCGATGAAGCAAGAGTTTAAATTATTAGCTGGCATTATTCGTGATTACACACCACCAGAATATAACTATGAACCTGAAATTGGCGATAGACGTGCTAAACAATCAGATTATGATTGCTGTGAAGTTATTCCTGTATCAGATCCAAATGCAGCAACGATGTCACAAAAGGTTGTTCAGTATCAAGCAGTTATGCAGATGGCTCAAGCTAACCCACAAATCTATGATCAAGTAGAATTGAATCGTCAGATGTTAGAAGTATTAGGTGTTAAGAATATTGGCAAACTAATTCCTAATGCGGACGACAAGAAACCTAAAGATCCCGTATCTGAAAATATGGATATCATTAATGGTAAACCTACTAAAGCATTTATTTACCAAGATCATCAGGCTCATTTATCAGTTCATATGGCAGCTATGCAAGATCCTAAGTTAATGCAAATGATGAGTCAAAACCCAATGGCTCAACAAATGCAAGCTGCGGCATTAGCACATATTAACGAACATATTGCGTTTGAATATAGAAAACAATTAGAAGAACAATTAGGCGCAGAGCTACCAAAACCGGGTGAAAATTTACCGGAAGATGTTGAACTAGAATTATCTAGATTAACTGCAGCAGCGGCACAAAAACTTCTAGCTAAAGATCAAGCAGAAATGCAACAGCAACAAGCGCAACAACAACAGCAAGATCCGATTGTTCAAATGCAACAACAAGAGTTACAACTTAAAGCTCAAGACTTACAAATTAAAGCTCAAAAAACTCAAGCAGATATTCAACTTGATCAAGCTAAACTTGAACTTGAAAAAGAAAAACTTGCATCTCATGAAAGACTTGAAGGTATTAAAGTTGGATCTAAAACAACTCTAGATAAGAATAGACTTGAAGGAGACCAAATGATACAAGGCGCTCGTCTAGGTATGGAAGCTGAGTTTAAAAAACAAGACCACAGTCATAGAGAAAAAGAAACAGCTATTAATGCTGTTGACAGACTTATGGAACATAAACACAAAGTAGATAACAAAAATGTAATAAAGGATCAACAACAACAACCAAAGGAGTAGTAAATGATAGACCCAACGCTTGAGCTATTAATCAGTAGAATAGCTGAAAGACGCAAAGAAGTATTAGGTTCAATTGCTGAAGGTTCTGCGAAAGATTATGCGCATTACCAATCTGCTGTCGGATATATACGGGCTTGCGATACCATACAAGGTATTATTGCTGACATTATAAATACGATGGAGAACTCAGATGAGTGAACCAATCCTTACAATGAATAAAAATTTAGTTGACGCTAGTGGTCGACCGATTATTATCCCAACGGTTAATGCAGTAGATGCAGAAGATATACCAATTGAAGAACGGGGTTTACAGTTACCAGAACCTAAAGGATACAAAATACTTTGTGCAATTCCTGACGCCGCAGAAACTTATCAAGGTGGAATTGTAAAAGCAGATTCAACTAGAACTATAGAAGAACACTCAACTGTAGTTTTGTTTGTAGTTAAAGTAGGTGACCTAGCTTATAAAGATGAAGTTAGATTTCCTACAGGTCCATGGTGTAAAGAAGGTGATTTTGTTTTAACACGCGCATACGCGGGGACTAGATTTAAAATTCACGGAAGAGAATTCCGCATCATAAACGACGATACAGTTGAGGGGGTTGTTGCAGATCCTCGCGGCTACACTCGCGCATAAGGAGTAATATATGGCTGACGTAAAAGACGGAGATATTGTTTTTGAATATCCAGACGATGAAGAAATACCAGGTAGTAAATTACCTGATGAGAAAGAAGTTTTCACTCAAACTGAAAAAGATGAAGTTAAGATAGAAATAAAAGCAGATGATATTGATCTTGAAATTGAAGACGATACCCCCGCAGCCGATAAAGGCAAAGAACCCTTACCTAAAGATAAGGTAGAAGAATTAGAAAACGACACTTTAGAAGATTACTCTGACCGTGTTAAACAAAGAATGGCGCAGCTTAAAAAAGTTTGGCATGACGAAAGACGTGCTAAAGAATCAGCTGATCGCGAGCGCCAAGAAGCAATTAAATTTGCTCAGCAAATTGCTGAAGAAAATAAGAAACTAAAAACCACTTTAAGTAGCGGCGAAGAGACTTATCTTCATACATTAAAAGGCGCGTTAGAACAGCAATTACATTCAGCTAAACGAGACTATCGTGAAGCCTATGATTTAGGTGATTCTGAGAAGATTATTGAAGCGCAGCAAAAGATGAACGACGCGCAATTTAGACTGTCTGAAGCACAAAGATATACCCCTCAATATAAAACTACTTTACAAGAAGAGCAAAATGAGGTATATATACCACAAAGTCAACCTCAGGCACCAAAACCAGATAATAAAGCACTTGCATGGCAAGATAAAAATGATTGGTTTGGTAAAGACGAAGAAATGACAAGTCTTGCTTTAGGGGTACATGAAAAATTAGTTAGGAGTGGGATCAGTCCTACCTCTGACGAATATTACCGTCGTATTGATAGTACGATGCAGAAACGATTCCCAGAAAACTTTGGGGATGCAACGCTAGACGAGGACCAACCCGCCGAGCGCACAAAACCTTCGAATGTAGTTGC